AATGCGAAATTAAATTGGTGGATAATGTAAACACTAATATTTTTTTGAATGATAATCATTTACAAGGAAATTCCAATCATTCAATCTCTCTTGGATTATATTATAATGATAATTTAGTATCTATTTTAACTTTAGGTAGAAGCAGATTCGATAAAGATATCGAATGGGAAATTATCAGATTTGCTAATAAATTAAATATATCAGTTGTCGGTGGATTTCAGAAATTACTCAAAAATTTTATTAAGATGTATAATCCTACATCGATTGTATCTTATGCAGATAAAAGATATTCTATAGGAAATTTATATAGAAATTTTGGAATGACACAGATCGATAATACTGCTATCAATTATTATTATTTTAATAAAAATGAAGGAGTTAGATATTCTCGTCACCAATTTCAAAAACATAAATTGAAAAATAAATTACCGATATATGATGAATCATTAAGTGAAAATGATAACATGAAAATAAATGGGTTTGATAGAATATATGATTGTGGGAATTACAAATTCGTTTGGTATAAAAACGAGGAAACCGGAGGTTCTTCGGCACCTCCGGTTTCAAATTTTTTAGCGTAATGCTTGACGATTAACGACTTACAAGTAAGTGCTAACTGCTCCCGGCGTAAACGCAGTTCCCAGACCTTTAACGATGATCAAGTGGTAATACAGATTCGCACCAAAGATATTGTTAACAATACCATAGCGGGTCATGAGACCAACGCGAGGAGCGAAATCGTTCGGGCCAATTGTCCGTTGAACCATGATTGGGATATACGGACAATAGATAATACCAGTGTCATAGTATTCAGAACCCTTGTAACCTAACAGCGCGTATTCAACACCACCAGCTTGTGCGTTGGTGTAGTAATTGGGGCTGTAGAGAGAAGCGTTCTGAACTTCAGTCCGAGTATCGCGATACACGGTCCAGCGGCTACCAACAGTACCAACTTTAGCAATACCAACACCAGCGGTCGAGACGGTTCCGTTGATTTCAAAGACTTTGAAATCGGGAAGCATCTCAAGGATGCTGCACACGCGAGGAGTAGCGATAACAAAGTTAGCGGCACCTCTACGGTTACGAGCAGCCATACGGCCAGATTCGATAAGCAGACGTTGATAGAAGGTAATATTCCGTTCGGCAGTCCAGCGACCATCAGCACTCACAGGGCTCCAGACGGAGAAACCTGCACCTGCACCAGCATTAAAAGCGGTTTGGATCATGCGCATCACAACTTCACGGTCGATTTCCGCTTGGATCTCGTAGGACATGGCGTTGGTGAGTTCACCATCGATGTCGATACCGTTCATGTTTTTGATGTCTTGTTCCAATTCAACAGACCAGCGAGTCGCAAGTCTGCGAGTTCCAGCTTCAACAGCGGTCTTGTCGAATTTAAGCTCGATTTGAGGGATTTTACCCGTCAACTCGTAATTAGCTAACAGTTCAGCAATACCACGGTCTTGATCCGCGAAGGTCCAGTGTTCGGTGTTACCCGAGAGGAATTCAGCGGAAGTTCCGGTGAAGCGAGTGTCCAGAAGTTGATAACCAAGTTCAGAATATGGAAGACCACTTGCACCACTGAGTTGTGGATTAAGGGTTCCAATTCTGGTGCCGAGTCCACCTTGAGTAGAGTAACCATCGATACCACCATTGCTCAGAGTATCACCTTGATAGGCATAACGGAGAGCAAAGGCAAGACCAACGGGTCCACCCATAGGTTGAACACCAACGATTTCATTGGAGATCAATTCGGGGAATGTGCGCCGAATCATAGGAATCAGAATCTTCGGAAGACGAGCATCACCTTTTGCATAAGCATCGGTATTAGCGATACCATTACCAATGGAGGTAGTAGCACCGAAAACACCGCCAGATGCGGCAACGTTCGACTCTTGGAAGCACCACTGTTCTTGGTTTTCGAGCAGCATAGCGGTCGTCTTGTAAACGTGTTCGTTCTGGATAGCAGGAATCGAATTCGAGCTATAGTCCAGAATTTTACGCCACTTGTTGACTGCGTATTGCATCTTAGAACCTTGGATATCAGTGTATGGAGTATTCATATTATTTGACTTTCTATTCATGTTCAGGATTTCTCCTCATTGGTGCGGGTTGAAATTATTTCCTCCAAGACATTGTTTCCAACACTTGAAGATAAGGATCTTCACCCTCGATATTATTATTTACCTTTTCGGTGATAATTTTTTCTTCTTTTACGAAATCTGGCTTGTGTTTACGATTTTCCAGAGCTTCTTTCTTGATATTTTCGAGTTGTTTCTTCTCTTGATTTTCGAACAAACGAACGGTATAATCGAAATTCTCTTGGATAAATTTAAGAGATTTATCACTCAAAGCCTTTTGGATGAATTTTCTCTTCGACTCTGGGAACTTAGAGGTTTTAGCTTCAAGGAAAAGCTTGACTTGAGATTTATTCTTTTCTTCCGTGAGGAAAGTGACTTTATTCTTGAGATCTTCGTTTTCTTTGCGAAGCTTATCGATTTCTTGTTTTCCTTCCATGATGGGTTTAGCAATCGATTCATTCATGACTGCTGTATCAATCGAAAGAACTTTTCTCATGTTTTCCAAAACATTATATGCTGTTTTGTTTTTAACTGCTTGTGCGAATTCTTCTTTGGGTAAAGATTCATCGATAAATTCATCGATAAATTCACCAACGGATTCAACGATTTGCTTTTTAAAAGCGAGTAAATCTTGTTGTTGTTCTCTTTCGTATTTTTTAACAACTTTAACCAATTTGGCAGTCGCGTCTCTATCGAAAGCTTCCATCAATTTTTTCAATTTAACGGTTCGATCTTTATCAACGCTTGACATTAGATTTTTTAATTTTTCAGCATAGACCTCATCTTGTTCAGCAAGAGCAGATTCAACAGCCAATTCAATTTTGCTTTCCAAAGCATTTTGAATAGCTTTCACAGACTCATCGCTTAATCCGAGACTTTTTTGAACATCTTCCGAGAAAAGATTTTTTGAATTTTTCTTCATAGTATTATTTAGGCAAACAAATATATTTTTTGTGAATTAAAACAACGAAGTATCGATTTCTGCTTCAATCCGTTTCATTATTTTTTGATTGATTGCATCTTTAAGATGATTATGCGCTTCCGCATGATTATTAGTCATGATAGATTCGATAAATTTGTAAATGCTTGTGGATTCTTTAACACAATTTGGAACTTCTTTACCTTTTTTCTTTTTCATACCGTATTGTTTATACCCTTTCCAACAAGGATCTTCTTCATCTTCCGATGCTTGTTTCTTTCGGTCATAAGAACCTTTTCCTTTTTTAGCTTTATGTGTTTTAGTCGGAGGTGCGAAATGTTTGCGTTCTTTCACGTTTGGACCTTTAAATTCTGCTTTACCTCCTCCTTTTTTCATCTTCTTCACGACAGATTGTTCATCTTCATCTTCCGTTTTGAGGAATTTTTTAATTTCTTTTTTAGGCATTTCCTTTGCAACTTTTTTAGCTTCACCGGAAACTCCTTTTTGTCCTTTTTCAGCACCCATGACGGCACCAAAGAATTTTTTTTGTTTTTCTGTTTTAGATGGCATAAAAATATTTAGATAGAATTTATAAAATCTATGATTTGTTTGCGTAGATAAACGTCAATATCTCTTTTTGGTAATGTTTTCAGCGAGTTGGTGAAATTTTCATATACTGGCTCATAATCACCTTTGTCTGATAACACAAATTCTCTCGACTCTAATATTCCATCGACAAAAGCAGTTGGAAAACTTGGATCAGCTACAACATCCCAAGCTACTATATGAAGATTTCTAACAATATTGTGATCGGCAGCTTCTTGTAATGTCCCAAGACTTCTAGTTGAAACACCAAGGGAAACACCCTGATTAATTAATCCTCTTACCAAGTTACCCAAAGGCAATCCTTCTCCGGATAATATTTTAGATTTACCATACCATGTTCCATTATTTTCTTCTAAATGTGTTACCATGTGAACAGCACGTTCAGGATTAACTTCAGCGGTTTGCGAGTGGTTTAATTCTCCCATTGAACGATTCGTTTTAACCATCTCAGCAATATAACGATTAATGTCTCTATCCAATTCTTCCTTT